TTGAGGCTCCTGCCGTACAAGCCGATATTGGCGGGTATCAGTCTCCTATCGACGGTCGATGGATTGAAGGGCGCGTTGCGAGAAACGAGGATTTGCGCAGAAATAACTGCCGTCCTTGGGAAGGGATGGAATCCGAAAAAAAAGCAGCGATGGAGCGCGCTAAAGAAGCCGATAAGGTTTATGAGAAAGGTGTAGAAGCAGCGGTATATAATACGTTTAACAATATGAGCGCAGAGAAACAGCGCGCCTTGTCCCAAGGAGTTTAAGAATGTCCAGCGTTATCGGCGGTATGGAAGATACGATTGCCAAGACTATGGCGGAAATCGGTTGGCCAGGTGCGGATCAGGTAAATGAGCCGGAGATCGAAGATGAAGTCCCAGACGAAGAAACGCCGCAATCCGATGCTTCTACTGAGACGGACATCGAGCAGCCTAACGAAAATGAGGTTGAAACTACTGAAGTTTCAGAGGAACAAGCATCGGAAAGCCCTGCCGAAGATGTACCTAATACAGAGGCCGCGTATCGTCCAAAATGGAAGAAAGCCGCACTTGCCGAACTAGATAAGCTCCCGCCTGAAGTCCAAGCCGCGTTTATTGCTGAAGACAAGCGCCGGGAAGAAAACTTTCATAAGGGCATTGAGCAATACCGCACTGGGCATCAAGAATCCAAGGAATGGGCCGATACCATCGCGCCTTATCGTGCGACGATTGACCGCTTCCAAGTAAAGCCGCAAGAGGCTGTCCGTACTCTACTAGCTACCGACAATACCTTGCGTTATGGCCAACGGCATGAGAAAGTCGGCCTGATGTTCCAGGTAATGCAGAATTATGGGATTGATCCGGCTGATATTGTCGGCGTCTATAATAACGTGCATAATCAGCAGCAGAATGGCGAGCCGCTTGATCCTCGCATCCAACAGATGCAGCAGCGTCTTAGTCAGTTCGAGCAGCAGCAAATGTCTGCGCAACAGGCAGCCAAAGCAGAACAGCAACGGCAACTGGAAGCGCAGAATAAAGGGATTCAGGAGGCTATTCAAAAGTTCTCCGAAGATCCCGACCATGAGTATTTTGACCTTTTGAAACCCGCAATGGGATCACTCCTGCAAAGCGGCGTGGCAAAAGACCTGGATGAAGCCTACGACATGGCGATGAAGGCTCATCCGCAAACGGCGCAAATCTGGATTGCTCAACAGCAGAAACAGTGGGCCGATTCTAGGAAGGCTGCGGCGGCTAAAGCCAAGACCGTGACCAATGTGCGTTCTAACGGGCGTGCAAGTCAGTCTGTGGCAACCAAGGCGGCAACAATGGATGAAACCATTAAGGCGACGGCTGAAAAGCTGGGCCTCATTTGAAACTGTTAAGGAGCAATCATGGCATCTCCCGGCCAAAGTAACCTGTTTAATGCATTCACGGAACTGGTATCGACCACGTACCGTAACCACGCCTCGACCGTTGCAGACAACGTGTCGAAGCACAACGCTCTGTTCCGTCGCCTGACCGAAAAGGGCCGTGTCCGCATCGAAGATGGCGGCCTGTCCATCGTTCAACCGCTGGACTACGCCAACAACTCGACGTACCAACGCTACTCGGGCTATGACGTGCTGAACGTCAACGCCGTAGACGTGCTGACGGCTGCCGAGTATCCGTGGCGTCAAATTGCTGTCAACGTGGCGGCAAGCGGCCTGGAAATGCGTACCAACGCTGGCCCGCAACGAATCATTAACTTCGTGAAAGCGAAGATCACCAACGCCCAACGCTCGCTGGCTAACGGCATGTCGGTCGATATCTACTCGGACGGCACCGCTGCTAACCAGATCAACGGTCTGCAAGCTCTGGTTTCGGATTCGGGCACTGGCACGGTGGGTGGTATCAATGCATCGACCTGGGCCTTCTGGCAAAACCCGGTGCAATCGGCTGCGGCTCCCCTGCAAGGCGGTGGCGCCATTGTTCCGAGTGCAACCACGATTGAAAGCCTGATGCTGCCGCTGTGGATCAAGCTGACTCGCGGTAACGACATGCCCGACATGATCGTGATGTCGGATGATTACTTCAGCTTCTTCGAGCAATCGCAGACCAGCCTGAAGCGTTACGCTCCGGAAGATGATGGCCAGGGCGGTATGATCCGCATGAAGTACAAGACGGCTGATGTGTTCTTCGATTCGTCGGGTGGTATCCCGGCCCAGCACGCCTACTTCCTGAACACGGATTATCTGGAACTGGTTGCGCATCGCGATGCCAACATGACCATGATGGATGAGCTGCGTTCGGTGAATCAGGATGCGGTGGTTATTCCCATCCTTTTTCAAGGAAATCTCACGGCGAGCGCCCGATTCCTGCAGGGCGTTCTCAAAGCGTGATCTAGCTACATAACTCTCAGGAACGTGTATAATTTCCTCGCCGTCGGCAAAACTGAGAGGAAATTATGCGATTGATTGACTTGGCAGGACAGAAGTTCGAGCGCGTGCAAGTGGTAAGCCGCGCGCCCAATATGAGCGAGACAGACACGAACGCTCGATGGAATTGCAAGTGTGACTGCGGGAAGGATTTCATTGCCTATGGGCAAGATATCCGCAGAGGCAAGACTAAGAGTTGTGGGTGCCTGACTCGCTCTACGATGGGTGAGCGGTCTAAACATTTCAACACAAGGCACGGTTTGTCCAACACTAGGATTCACCGTATTTGGACTGGAATGTTGAATAGGTGCGGAAACCCTAACGACATGCGGTATAGGTATTACGGCGGTCGAGGAATCAAAGTTGCAGAAAGTTGGAAGACGTTCGAAAACTTTCTTTCCGATATGGGTGTTCCTCCTGATGATTTGAGCTTGGATCGGATTGATTCTGATGGCGACTACTGCAAGGAAAATTGCAGATGGGCGACAAGTAAGGAGCAATCTGTTAATCGTCGCAGCAGTGTGATGCTCACGCATAATGGCATTACAATGACAGCGACCGACTGGGCTAGGGCATTGGGGATTTCCGCACCTGCCATGTATGGACGTGTGGCAGCCGGTTGGCCGCCTGAAAAGATGTTTGCCAAGAACCTGAAAAAGCATCCAATTAAGGAGTCTAAATTGACTACAGCCGCTTCCTCCTGGCCCCAGCTGGGCACTATGCCCGTTGGCAACTTCTTCCAACCTGATAATGTCCAGCGTCATAAACTGGGCGCGACCCTGGCCGTTGTAGACCCGTACTATGGTGGTCAGGAACTGATCTATCTTCAGATCGCTGCTTCGACGGCTCTGAACGTTGGTCATGCCGTGACGTGGGACGTCAATAACCAAATCGTGGCGCTGCCGAATACGGCGAACCAAGGCGTCCCGGTTGCTCTGGCGCTCAATGCCGTTGCATCGTCTACCAGTGTGCAATATGGCTGGTTCCTGATCGAAGGCCAAGCTCTGGCATGGTCATCGGCTTCGGTGGCTGCTGCGGCTGCTATCGGCATCGTGGCTGCTGGCCAACTGGGGGCAAACTCGGCTGGTAAGCAGATTCTGAATGCTCGTGTGGCTGCTGCTGCAACGACCACGGTCGCAAAGACCAATACCCAAACCACCAACGGCTCGCCGACCATTCGCACCACGCAAGGCGGCACGGATGGCTGGTTTGTTGGTATGGCGCTGTCGGGTACGGGTATCCCGGCCTCGACCGTGATTACCGCAATCGACCCCGATAACCGTACTGTGACGATGAACAACAACGCCACGGCAACGGGCTCGGTGACGGTGACGGGTACTCGGAATGACGGCACCAATTTCTGGAACCTGGTTGTGATTGATCGTCCGTTCGCTCAGGGCGCAATTACGTGATGGAGCAGTAACGGAAGCCCCTTCGGGGGCTTTCTCTCTTGGGACTTGGAGGCTAAACACCTCCCTTTTTCCCGCGAAAGAAGCATAAGACTGAATAAGATCAACATAAACATCCCAAGGAATCAATCATGTACGGTGGCGTAGGCGTAATGAGCAAGGAAGTTCTTCCGCATATCCGCTTTGAAACGCGGACTGAGGAAGACCGTAATGCGAGCATCGAGGCTGGGCGGATCGTCTATAAGGACGTGGATTGGATCATTGTTACGCCCCACGGCGCACGTGATTCCAACGAGGACCGGGCTGTAGACTGGATCGAAAAGAAGGCAAATGCTTCGCGGCAAGGCGCTTTTGACGTGGAAGTTGTCTCGCAGATCCGTAAGGCTTACCAAGCCTATAAGGAAGGCAAGGAGCTCCCGGTAGAAGGCACGCCGCTTGCCATGCTGCCGCATCTCTTTACGCCGGCTGAAATCGCCAATTGCAAAAGCCTGAATATCCTTAGCCTGGAAGTCCTTGCGCAAGCAAATGAAGAAACGATCGCCCGTCTTGGCATGGGTGGCCGTGAAATCAAGCATCGCGCGCAGGAAGCCGTGAAGCTGGCTAATACCGGCACTGGTGAAGCACTGAAGATTTCCGCGCTGCAACAGCAGAATGAAGATCTGCAAGAGCGCGTCAAGGATTTGGAGTCTGTGATTATGGACTTGCAACGCCAAATCAAGGATGATTCTATCGGTGCGCCGCGCCGTGGACGCCCGCCTAAAGAGTAAAGAATATGACCTGCCTGACCATTATTCAGGATGTGGCCCAGCGTGTTAATTTGCCTACGCCCAGCGCAGCGGCACAATCAACCGATCCGGCCATTACGCAGCTAGTCGCTCTCGCCAATAAGGAGGGTGAATGGCTATCCAATAAGGACTGGCAGGTCCTGACGAAAGAAGCGACATTCTTGACGACTGCGGTGCAGCTTCAGGGGCTGGTTTCGACTATCGCGCCGGGGATGAAAAACATCCTCAATGATACGATCTGGAACCGCGATCTTCGCCGCCCTGTGTATGGCCCGATGACGCCTCAGCGTTATCAGCAGGTTCAGGCTGCTGTATTCGCCGGCCCATGGAATCAGTTCATTATCCAGGGCGACCAGATCCTATTCTTTCCGGTGCCTGCTGTCGGTCAACATTGCTGGTTCCAATACACCACGCAAAACTGGTGTCAGTCTTCTGGTGGAGTGGGTCAAAGCCGCTTCATCATGGATAGCGATACGATCCTTCTGCGAGAGGATCTATTCAAGCTCGGGCTTGAATGGCGCTGGAAGAAGGCGAAAGGACTGGAATACGCGCAGGAATTCGCAGACTATGAGGACTTCCTGGCGGATTGCTATGCACGTGACGGAACCCGTGACATCATAAATATGGGCTCTGCACGCTACGATATTTTTCCTGGAGTCTTGGTGCCATCGGGGTCTTGGCCTATCTAAACAATATGTTAAAATGGCGGTGCATATATCAAGGAGCCGCCATGCCTCGTTGGACAAAGACACCGAAAGAACGCTTACTTAGCCGAATTGAAAAGCAGGATTCAGGCTGCTGGAAATGGATTGGTACTAAAAACAAGAAAGGATATGGGATGATGGTCTACAAAGGCAGAATCCACGCATCTCATCGCGTTTCGTGGCAAGAGTTCTATGGAGAGATTCCTGAAGGGATGCTGATCTGCCACAAATGTGATAATCCATCTTGCGTGAATCCAGATCATCTATTTGTCGGGTCAAACCAAGACAATATGGATGATATGAAGGCAAAAGGTCGGCACTGGCATAAAACGCCACGCGGCGAGCGCAACAAGAACTCTAAATTGACATACGATGCTGTAAGAGATATCCGAACATCTAATTTGTCCGTTAGGGAACTTGCCAAAAAATATGGGGTGTCTGATGTGGCGATTTACTATGCGCGCGATAAAGGCTGGAAGGAAGTGACCTAATGGTACGCAAAGCCCAAAGCCAAATTGCGCGCCAGCAAGTCTCGCGCACTACGTCTATTCCGGCTCCGACTGGTGGATGGAATGCGCGTGACAATATCGCCAATATGGACCCGCAGGACGCTGTAATCCTGCAAAACTTCTTCCCGGCAACGACCAGCGTTCAGCTTCGTCATGGCTCAACCAATTGGGCGACAGGCCTAGGCAATCAGGTGAATAGCCTGATGGTCTACAACCCAACGGCCAGCACAAATAAAATGTTTGCGGCGGCTGGCGGAAATGTCTACGACGTTACTTCACCTGGTGCTGTCGGCGCTCCTGTCCTGACCAGTCAGACCAACGACAAATGGCAGTACATCAACTTCGCCAACTCTGGCGGAGTGAAGCTGCTGATGGTAAATGGGGCGGATTCTGGCCGGATCTATGATGGGGCTACGTGGTCTGCGATGGCTCTCACAGGGGCTAATTCGCAGGACATGATCCATATCGACCGATATGCCAATCGGGTATGGATGATCCAAAAGCAGTCTCTGACGGCTTGGTATCTTGCCGTAGGAGCGATCCAAGGGGCCGCCACATCGTTTGATCTGACGCCTGTATTCCAGCGCGGCTCCTATCTGGTGGCCCTTGGCGTCTGGACGGTGGATGCCGGTGATTCGTCTGGCATGACGGATTACCTATGCTTCGTTACTAATCAGGGCGAAGTGGCGATCTATCAAGGATCAGATCCTAGCCAAGATACGACATTTAGCAAGAAAGGCGTCTGGAAGCTAGGCGCGCCGATGGCGACTCGTTGCCTGATGAAGATGGGTGGTGATCTTGTCTATATCGGGCGCGATGGATTGGCTCCATTCACAAAGGCTCTTGCGTCGTCCCGCGTGAATACGCAGGTGAATCTGACTGGTAAGATCGATGGTCAGATCAATATCGCGACAAGTCTGTATGCTGGCATCTTTGGCTGGCAGACGATGCTGTTCCCGACGAATAATATGCTGTTCCTGAATATTCCTGTATCTGTAGGGAATCAGGAGCAATATGTGATGAATACCATCACAGGTGCATGGTGTCGCTTTACTGGATGGGCCGCAAATTGCTGGGATCTGTTTAACGAGCAACCATTCTATGGTGGTAACGGTGTTGTCGTCCGTGCATGGGATGGCTCCTATGATGACAACGGGTCGGCTATCGTAGGGGAAGCCTTGCAGGCGTTCTCTTATATGGGTTCGTCGCAACTGAAACAATGGGTCATGGCCCGCCCTATCATCCAGACCAATGGAGCGCCAGGTATCCAGATGGGTCTCAATGTCGATTATGACACGACACCTCCTGTCGGCACTCCTGGGTTCTCTCAGCCGACCTATGGAATTTGGGATGCTGGGCTATGGGATAACGCCATTTGGGGGACGGATTCGCTAGTCCGCAAGGATTGGCAGTACATCTCTGGCGTAGGCTATTCTGCTGCTATTCACTTCCGCATCGGTTCTCTCGATGCTTCTGTGAACTGGGCGAGTACGGATTATCTTATGAGAGATGGCGGCGTCATATAGGATCATTGTATAGTCGTAATAGGCATGAAGCGCATTGTTCTCTACAACTCGGATGAGGTCATTCATTGGGTCGCTGAAAAGCTCAATGAAAAGCCATTTGAGCGCGCAATAGGTATTGGTCTGGAGAGTGACAATCGGCTGATTGCAGGAGTCGTTTTTTCGGACCATGAAGGCCACAACGTGATGATGCATGTGGCATCTGATGGCTCTCGCCAATGGATGACGCCAGCATATCTTTCATTTTGTTTCCGATATCCGTTTATTCAGCTAAAATGCAACCGGATAACCGGATTAGTCCGGGCAGACAATGAGGATGCTCAACGATTTGACGAGCATCTAGGCTTCAAGCAGGAGGGACGACTCCGCGCCGCTTGTGCCGATGGAACAGACATGATTATTTACGGCATGCTAAAAGACGAATGCCGGTTCCTGACAGGCAAATACCATGCGGCATTACTTGACTTCCTTGGAGTATCCGGATCTCCCGATCAAAGCCTTCCGCAAGGCGCTGGGGAAGAATCGCCCTGAAACGCTGGAGGGCATTGGAGGAGGAAAAGGCGGTGGCGGATCTTCGCCATCCGCGCCAGATCCTTATGTTGTAGCTGACGCTGCGACGAAAATGAATCAGCAGACCGGCGCTTATAATAAAGCGCTGAATCTGAACAACTACACTAATCCGTTTGGGTCGCAAACCAGTTCTATTACTGGTTATGACCAGCAAACCGGTGCACCGATCTATGGCACGAATGTAAGTGCAAATCCTCAGCTTCAAGGGATACTAAATCAGCAACTTTCAAACGTATTAAATAGCTCTGGCTCACAGAGTGATATTTATCATGCATTGAATTCAAATGGTAACGAGTTTTATGATCTAAATACTAAATTAGGATCTCTTGGTAATCAACTATCTGGATTGAATGCATCTGATGCAATGAAGGCTGGGCAGGACGCCTATTATCGTCAGGCATCCTCATATCTTGACCCTCAATATGCTCAACAGCAAGAATCATTGGAGGCTAAACTTGCCGCCCAAGGTCTTGCGCCAGGTTCCCAAGCTTATAATAATGCTATGGGGAATTTCCAGCGGGACAAGGATTTTGCATATAACCAGGCTGCAAACTCAGCAATTACACAAGGTCAGCAACTTGGATTAAACCAAATGCAGGCGCAGCAGGGACTGATTGGCCAGCAGGCAGGGCTTATTGGTCAACAAGCTGGGAATGTTGGTCAGGCAAATACTACGCTGGGGCAAATGCTGGGGGTTTCGCAGCTACCTTATCAAAACCTTGGCTATATTGCTCAAATGATCCCTGGGTATTCTGGCCCTGCAACTAGCAGCGTTAATCCAGCTGATATTGGAAGTTATATTAATAACCAGTATCAAGGACAACTTGGGCAATATAATGCACGCCAACAAGGGTCAAACCAATTTACTAGCGGGCTGATGGGGCTTGGTGGTACGCTTGGTGCTGCTTATCTCATGTCTGATTCTAGAGTCAAGCGTGATATCAAGCTAATTGGTGACTGGAACGGAACGCCTGTTTATTCGTATCGATATGTGTTCGAGCAAAAGCGACGGATTGGCGTACTTGCGCAGGAGGCCCCCAGCGAAGCAATAACGGATGCATGCGGCCTGTTGATGGTTGATTACCGGAGCCTCTAATGTTTGGGCTTGGCGATATCTTCGCATCTGGAAACCACGATTCTCTGCTTGGGAATGTTGGTAAGCAGTTCCAGAAATATACCGATCCGCTTGCATGGATTGGCGGTGACAAGTATGTAAATCTCACATCTGTTGAGATTCCACGTCTTGTCAATACCGGTCTGTCGAAAGTCATGCAGCCTTTCGAGAAGGTTGACAAAACGATCAATCCGGTTCGGCGATACGTTCCTGGCGTCGATCAAATCTCGAATGTCATTGCTGATAAGCCTGGTAGCGCAATTGGCACGGTAGTCGGGGGCATGTTCGCGGCGCCAGCCATTGGTGGAGCACTTGGCGCCGGTGGCGCTGGCGGCGGTGGGGCGGCAGTGGGTGGGGCTGGTGGCGGTGAGGCCGCGCTAGGTAGCGCAGCAGGTTATGGCAGTGGTATTGGCAGTTCGGTTCTCCCCGGCATTTTTGAAGGCGGATCGGTTGCACCGACTTTTGGTGGTGGTGGGTTCTTTGGTGGAAGTGCCGCGGGTGGCTCGCTGACTGGAACTAGCGCGCCATTATTTAGCAGTGGTGGTCTACTCGGTTCAGGTGGGGCGGGCCTCTTTGGTGGCAATGGTCTGTCGCAACAGCAGTATGGGCAGCTAATCAACCAAGGGATTCGCCAGCTTCAGCCAGATCAGAACCAAGGCACGATCCAGACGAATCAACAATATCAGCAGACCCAGCGCCCTACCGCTACGGTCACGCCGAATAGTTCATATAACGCCGCATTGGCACGTTATCTCATGGGGCAATAAGTCATGGCGGCAAATTCAGCTAACGTCGCAGCCATCGTTTCTCCCTACCAAGGGAATATTTATGATGTCCAGACGAAACAGGCTCTAGCTCAGGCTTTGATGAAGCAGGGTATGACTGGGGGCGTGGAAAACTATCGTCCTGCTGGCGGTGGCTATCAGTATGTCCCGACTTATGGTGTCGGGGCTGGGCTGACGCAACTAGCCTCTATGCTGGGTGGCGCCCTTCTGCAAAAACAGGCCAGTCAAGAACTGTCTGATATCAGCGCACGGCAATATGCTGCTCTGACTGGCGAAGGTCTTCCGCAGGCCCAATCGGGGCCTACCGCCGAACAGCTCGCTACTGCTATGGGCGGTGGTGGCGGCCCAACGAACGCTAATGCGCAACAACTGGCGCAGGCGATGACGCCGCAAGCCAGCGTTCAGCGGCAACCGGCGCCTTTGGCCCCTGGCGGCACGCTGAACCCTAGTGGCGCGCCTACTGCATTGGCATATCAGGCGTATCAACTCGATCCGGCTGCTTACACTGCCAAGGCGATGGAGTATTACAAGCCTGCCGATATCGTTGCGAAACTGCGTGCCGCAGGGATTGACCCGAGTAGCACTATCGGGCAACAGCTCGTGCAGCAAAACATTGCGAAAGAAAACTATATTCCTCAGCAGGCTTTCTCGCCGGGACAGACTGTTTTCAACCCTGCGACCGGAAAATCCGAAGTCATCCCGAACGTTGGCGAAGGCATGGAGGTAGTCACGCGCTCGGATGGCACTAAGATGGTTGTTGGCATTCCCAACTACAACGAAACTCTCCAAGGAAGGGAGCGCGCTAAAGCTCTTGGTACGGCTGGTGCAGAGCCTATGGTTGGGGTTGATGCTGCTGGGAACCCTGTATTTAGTAACAAAGCTGCCGTGGCTACTGGACAGGCATCCGGCCCGCAAAATATCAACGCCGGTCGGTTTAATGGCTATCAAGCACCTGGGTCTGGTTTCCGTCCTGCTCTTTCTGCTGGTGAGCAAACCGCTGCCGGAAAGATGGGTGAGCAAAATCAGCAGCGTTATACGGATATCCAGAATCAAGCGGCAGGGGCTGCTGATCGCCAAAACATGCTTTCTGCGATTGAAGCATATGCTGCGGGGCCAACTAAATTCGGTCCTGGCTGGGAAAAGCGTATCGAAAACATTGCGGCACTGAATTCAAAACTCCCTAGTGACTTTCAGTTCAGCAGTGATGCCGCTGCTAATGCCCAGGCTGTCCAGAAATATGCTTCGACTCTAATTCAGAGCGCCCAACGCTCTGGCGGAAGTGGCATGACTGACAAGCAGATGGAAATGATTCAGCATGGCACTCCCGGCACCGAAATGTATAACAAGACGATTCTTGAAATCGCACCTAAACTTCGTGCGCTTGAAGCCGCTAATCAAGCAAAGGCTAATGCCGCTGATGCTTTTGTTGCCGCAAACAACAATAGCACTGCTAAACTCAATCAGTTTGAATCGATGTGGCGTCAGAATTACGATCCTCGCATCTATCAGCTTGCTGTGCTTACTCCAAAAGAGCGCGATGCGAAGCTTACTGAATGGGGCAACCCTAAAGATTTGATCAACAAGCTTATTATCGCCAAAAATAACGGTTGGATTAAATAATGGCCTACGACGACATCATTAACGCAGCCGGTCAACAATATGGGGTTGATCCTGATTTGTTGCGCGCTCAAATGATGCAGGAAAGCGGAGGCAATCCTAATGCCGTATCGAAGCGTGGGGCGATGGGGCTTATGCAACTTATGCCCGGCACCGCGTCAGATATGGGCGTATCCAATATTAAAGACCCTAGCCAAAATATCATGGGCGGCGCCAAATATATGCGCCAACTTATTGATAAATATGGCGATATTGATAAAGCAGTGCAAGCCTACAATGTAGGCCCTAATGCATTTGATGAAATTCAATCTGGAAAGCGTAAACTACCTCAAGAAACATCTGAATATCTTGACCGCGTATCAACTAATTTTGGAAATCTAAAAAAAGGTATCACGCAGCAGCCCGCCAAAAATCCTACGGCTGATCTCGATGAATGGCTTGGTCGCTCTAGGGCGCAAGATAATGGCGGCGCATCTACACTGGATGAATGGCTTGGCCGTGGTCAGAAAGCGCCTCCGCCGATCACATCAAATAGCGTCCCCGGCGCTGCAATGGCTCAAACGCAACAAGCGCCTCAGCAGGCTGGCGGTACAAGCCCATTGACTATGGGTGTTGGGGATGTTGTTCGCGGCGGAGTGCAAAGCCTAGTACATGGCATCGGGGCTCTCGCAGAACGCTATCCCAACGCGGCTAAGGCGCTTAACTTCCTGACTGGCGGCGATATCAATGCGGATGTTGCTGGAGATTTCCGGCGTGGAGTGCCACAGGTTGATGCGCAGATTGCACAGCAGGAACGCGATTATGCAGCACAGCGCGCCGCCCAAGGTGAAACAGGGATCGACTGGAAGCGTCTTGGCGGAAACCTGATCGGTGGCGCTCCATTGGCTGCGGCTGTTCCCACTGGAGCATCTACGCTTACTGGGCGTGCTGCTCTTGGCGCTGCTGGCGGAGCTGTGGGAGCGCTAATGGCACCCGTGACCGAAGAAGGATCTTTTGCAGAACAAAAGGCCAAGCAAGCGGCGCTTGGTGCTGCTCTCGGCGGTGCGGCCCCTGTGGTGACTAATGCCGTCGGTGCAGCGGTTCGCGGCGTTACAAATCCTGTGCGTCAACGTCTTGCTGAGGCTGGCGTGAATATGACTCCTGGCCAGATCCTGGGCGGAGCATTGCAGCGCGCAGAGGATAAGCTCACTAGCGTCCCGGTGCTTGGCGATTTCATCAAGAACGCCCAAGGCCGCTCGCTAGATAGTTTCAACCGTTCTACGTATAACAATGCCCTCGGTGAAATCGGTCAGACTATTCCTGATAACGTAGGGACTGGATCTACGGCGGTCAACTACGTCAAGAACAAGATCGGAGACGTCTACAAGAGTATTCAGCCGCAGGCTACCTTTGTAGCGGATAAAGCGTTTCAAGGTGAACTTTCTTCTATTCGAAGTGAGTTGGCGCAAAATGCGCCGTCCGCCTTGGCTCAATTTGACAACATAGTTGAGAACCAAATCACAAAGAAACTCGGCAATGGGTTTCATATGACTGGCGATCAGTGGGGAAACACGCGGTCTTCCATCGCACGAATCGCGCGGGATCGAGTAGTCGGGAATGCTACTCCCGATGATCGAATCTTGTCTAATGCTCTGGATGATCTTGGCGATGCTGTCAATAACGCGGTAGGACGTGCCAGTCCGCCTGACGTGCTTCCGACTCTGGCCAACGCAAATTCTGCATGGGCGCGCTACAAGCAGATCGAGCGCGCAGCCGGGTCGGTGGGTGCCTCGAACAATGAAAATATGTTCACGGCGGCACAGTTTGCCAATGCAGTCCGTAAGCAGGCTACTGCATCCCAAAAAGCAACGAACACTGGTCTTAGCGGGCAACTGGCAAGCGATGCAACGGCGGTACTTGGCTCTAAATACCCGGATAGCGGGACAATTGGTCGCGGTCTTTTGACAGGGACTTTGGCGGCTGGCGCAGGCCAAACCCTGGCTCCAGGCGTGGCAATTCCAGCGGCGGCGGCTGTTGGCCTTGGTTCGCTGCCTTATACGGCTACAGGCCAAAAACTTGCCCAAGCGTTGCTGATGAATCGTCCGCAAGGCGCCGGTGCAGCAGCAGATGTGATTCAACAAATGGGGCCGCGTCTAGGTGCGTTGCTTGCGCCTGCCGCACTCAATAACCGTTGATGCGAGCATGTAGCGCATCAATTTCAGCATCGCGCGCCTCTTTGGCTGTCTTCACGGCGTGATTGTGATAGGTCCAAAGGGCCAGAAAGATCAAGGCGCCATATGGTACGAAGGTTCCGATGAGGTAGGCACTGATGATTAGGAAGATGTAAGTGATGACTTTCATGATTTCTCCTTGGCTTTTTGTCGGTATTCTTGTGATTTGATGCGCTTGCAAGCCCTGCAAACTCGTATTTTCCCGTTTTGCAGGAAAAGGTTATCTCCACTAAGTGGATGTCCGCGCTTGCAATGTGTCATTGCTCTTTTTTTCTCAGCGGCAGCATTAATTCTAGGTAGAGCAGATTCAGGAGATGCTTTTACTCTCTTTGAGGTCAATGCAATCTCCAATGGAACGCCATTAGCGATTCGTCTTGTAATAATGTCTCCGCCTCGGAGTCCTAAAGAATGAGCCCATTCAGTAGCCGTCTTAGTGATTCCGTCTAGTGTTATCCTTACGTTATTTCGGCGGTTATTACTCTGAGCCTTACGTGTCGCCCATATACAATTTGAAGGTGAATAGTTTCCGTTTACATCAACTCTTTCCAAAGTATGCTTTGGCGGCCGAACGCCCATGTCAGAGATGAAATTTCTAAAACCTTCTCCTTTTGGCATGAGCCAACGTTCGCAAACCCTGATTCCACGACCGCCATAATGCTCGTATGCATTTGCAGTTTGGCAGTAGCATCGTTTTTTCATCGAATGAAACAGCCAATAATCAGGATGTTTCTGAAGCTTAGAGTACATAGATTACTTCCTTCGTGTAGTGGTACATAAAGGATAGTAGATAGCAGCTATATCGTCAAGAGGTGAACAAATGCCACGTAACGGTTCAGGCACATATACGCTACCTAGCGGGAATCCAACTATTCCAGGAACGGTCATTTCATCTAGTGGATGGTGGAATCCAACAGGAAGTGACTTGGCTTCCGCTATTACACAATCACTAGCAAGTGATGGTCAGACCGTGCCAGTTGCCAATTTGCCGATGGGCAATTTCAGGCACGTGAACGTCGCCAACGCGCTGAACCGTAACGAGTATGCCACGTACGGCCAAGTCCAAGACGGCCAGCCGCAGTGGATGACTGTCACTGGGACCGACACAATCCTTGGGACGATTGCGCCAGGTCCTACTGGCTATGTGGCAGGTCAAGCATTTCGTTTCGTTGCTGCTGGCGCAAACACTACAACCGCCGTAACTCTTAATATCAATAGCCTTGGTGCAAAGAGCATCACCAAGAATGGCGCAACAGCCCTTGCTGCCGGAGATATTCCGGCTGGATCTGTTGTAAATGTTGTGTATGACGGGACTCAGTTCCAATTTATTGGTGTTTCATTTCCAAACGCTGCAATTGGAAACTCCCCATTCGGGTTTAGGAATAAACTTATTAATGCAAAAGGAACAATTAACCAACGCGCATACGTATCTGGAACTGCGACGACAATCGCAAACCAATATACGCTTGATATGTGGAAGGTAGTTGTCTCCGGGCAAAGTCTATCATTTGTAACTTCTGGAAATGCAGTTAATATGACAGCGCCTGCTGGCGGTGTTGAGCAGGTAATAGAAGGGACCAATATAGAAGGCGGAAACTATTTCCTGAATTGGACTGGCACAGCCACCGCAACTGTAAATGGCAGTGCTGTAACAAAAGGGGTCGCGTTTTCGCTTCCCTCCAATACTAATGCCACAATTAGATTTATTGGGGGGACTTTCCTAAAGCCACAACTTGAAATTGGAGGCGTAACTCCGTTTGATGACCGTTCAATAGGATTTGAAACGGCCGAATGCACGAGGCATCTTCAAGTGCTTTCCTCGGCTGGAAGCGGTGACATTTTTGCTAATGGTCAATGCATTAGTACAACTCAGGCTATTGTTTTCGTCCCTCTATTGAATGGCCCAATGAGAGTTGCCCCATCTATTTCCATTACAGCTGCAAGTGATTTTTCGTTGCTGAATTCTACAGGATCAAATGTATCTGTCATTGGCATATCCACTCAGGGATCTTCTGCTACTCATATTTCCTTGTTAATTAGCGTGGCATCTGGAATAGCTGCCGGCAATGCTACTATGTTGTCTGCAAATAATTCAAATGCAAAATTGTTTTTGAATAGCGCACTATAATTTATTACCCGGGGTCAAGAATGAGTGAATTTATGGACCAAGAGTTAAGGGAAAAATTCGCCCGTTTGGAGGCCCAGGTGGAAGCATTGCAGGGTATCCCGGCGAAACTGGACTCCATGATCCAGCTACAGGTAACAATGGCATCTGTCCAGGAAAGTGCTAGAGGACAGACTGAACGGCTTACGGCCATTGTTTCGGAAGTGGCGAAGCATGGAGATCGCTTAGACGAAGTATCGAAGCAGGTAAGTGGATTGAAGAACAAGATCGTCGGCGGTACTCTTGTCATGTCGATTATTGTGATTCCAACTTCTGCATATCTGTTTAGAGAAGCACGAGACCAGATGACGCAGATTGAACGCCGAGTGACGGGGCTTGAGTTTCAGATTCAACGTGCGAGTGACCAGCGATGAACTTTGATGAGGCATTTACGGCGCTGATTGGCAATGAAGGGGGTTACGTCAATCATCCTGAAGATCCAGGCGGTGAGACTAACTGGGGTATCACTGCACGTGTTGCTCGCCAAGCAGGGTATGTGGGGAATATGCGAGATCTTCCCAAGAATGCAGCCAAGCAAATTGCTCGCAATCAATATTGGAACGCCGTGCGAGCAGATGAACTTCCTGCTGTTCTAAGGTTTGATGTATTCGATGCATCCTATAACAGTGGGCCAAAACAAGCGATCAAATGGCTTCAGCAGGCTGTAGGTGCTACATCAGATGGAATCTTCGGCCCTGGCACTATGATGGCTGTTGATAAGACAGATCCTGATGTGGCTTATCGAAAGTTCAACGGCTATCGCCTCCGTTTTTATACGTCACTGCCTACCTGGCAAACTTTCGGCAAAGGCTGGGCAAATCGTATCGCTGAAAACCTGATGAGAGTTTGACATGCCTATCGTCCCAATCGCAATGGCGCTCGCCAATTTCGTTCCAGGTATTCTGAAGCTCCTGACTGGTAGCGATAAGGTTGAAGAAGTAGCCGGTAAGGTCGTAGATATTGCACAGACTGTAACAGGAACCTCCGATGGTGAAGCAGCCCTAGCAGCGATCAAGGCAGATCCGAACAAAGTGCTAGAGTTTCAGCAGGCCATGGCAGCGCAGCAAACAGATCTCGAAAAGGCTTATCTTCTGGATGTTCAAGGCGCCAGGCAGATGCAAATTGCAGCTCTCGCGCAAGATGATCTGTTCAGCAAGCGGTTTGTCTACTATTTCGCAATCTTCTGGTCAATCTTCGCGATGGCGTTTTTTACTGCCGTCACGTTCCTGCCAATCCAGGGATTCGGCCAGCGGATCGCAGACACCATTCTTGGTGTTCTGGTGTCCACGATCATCACTGGCATCTTTCACTATATGTATGGATCAACCAGGGGCTCTGCTGCAAAAACCGAGTTGATCGCACGCAAGTAATTTACTTCAGCGGCGGCAGTCCAACGCGAGCGCGAGCAATCGCATCAGGTGTTTCGCCACGTGCCACGGCTGCCGCGATCAGTTCTTGCTCTGCTGAAACGCTGACAACCTTCGCTTCTGCCTTGGCGCATGGGGTGCCTGCGACTTCCATTGCAGCGGCGATATCAGCATCCTGACATAGCAGCGCAACAGCAGCCTTTGCTTGACCTACAGCGGCAAGAGCCTGGGCGTTATATCGACGGTCACAGCCCGTATCCTTCCAGGTGGTACCAAAAGATAGGCCCAGCGACATGCCCTGACCTCCAATGCTGGACGAACCCATACAAGTCCCGTTACTAGCAGTCAGACCAGCGGCATAAGCAGTCGCTACAGGGATCTTAGGAGCTTGGTAAGTCACCGTGTCCCCCTGAACTGAAACGCTAGTTTGGGCATTGTTGCCGCTGTTCGCGTTACTGTTCTGATTGCTTGCGCTTGAACGATTGTCATTGCGCGACGACTGCGACTGACCCTGGTTCGCATTGCCGCCCTTTGCAATTTGGCTTTGCCCCTGATTCTGACCCTGTTGCTGACCCTGCGTCGAATTGCCCGAGCCTACGACAGCGCCGCCCGTAGCCGACGAGTTACCGGAGCCGACAACCGAACCACCAGCGCCGCCGGCGCCACCAGCGCCACCGCTACCGCCAGCGCCACCACCAGCGATAGCAACACCCACAGCGCCAGCAGTCGCATTACCCCCATTGCCACCATAACCTACCCCTCCTTGATTCGTAATGGAATCACCCGTTGGGCAATTGCCTTGGCAACCCGTATTGGTTTGCGCGGCAAATGCTCCCGTCGAAAACACCAGTGCTGCGATTGCAAACGTCTTCTTCATTTTGTTCCCCGGTTATTAGGGCATCCGGCCCTAGCGGAATATTCCACGCTTTGACAGTCGTGGTAATAATTTGTTTCAACTGCTTGTGCATTAATTAAACATCCAGGCTGCCGCAGGGTCAGGTCTAATCAATTTCCCGGATTCCTCTGCTTGCTTTAGCCGTTTCCGTGCATTGATACGGTCAAATCTTTCCGGATTTCTCTCCATTGCGCGCTTTAGATACTTCTGCTGCTTTTCCTTTGCGCTTGCCTTCTTTGGCCATTTCTTGCTTCTTCCTTCTCCGCTAGCCCACACTGCTGCATATGTGCAATATTCCTGCACAAAATCAACGATATAGACACCTTTGTCTTTATGTTCCTTTAGCACGTAATTAATACGGCTCTCTGAATATCCGGTCATTACTGACAGCTTGTATGCTGTTTGATGAGTTTTCTTTTCCAATGCTATCTTTACAGCCATCCAACACCCATTTTCTCGCTTACGGCTTACATAAGGACGCTTCCCTAGCCCAATGTCCCTGCCACGCTGGTAAATCCCGCCAGATGTTCTCAATGGAAGAAGATATGCCCATGATTCGATAGTTTCTGGCACATCCCAATACATGCGGATAAGTGCATCCTCATCATCCGTCCACATCACATTCATCACTTCACTTCTCCTTGCCGCACATCGGGCAATGCTTAGGCACTGCAAGCTTATGTTTCTTGATGTAGACGTATAGCGTAGTTGGCGCTAACTTAAAGTGCTTGGCTGCTGCATATACTGTGGTTTTGTTCTCGGCCATCCAGGCTAGTGCTTCTTTAGTCCGACTCATGGCTCTCCCCATTCCCCGCACCCGTTGCGGCGACGGCGGCGATCATCTGTCGGTAGATGGTGGCGTGGCGTTTCTTCTGCCAGTTGTTCCACGTACCTGGTGAGCAGTTCTTTCCTCGCGTTGCGTTTAGCATTTCCTCTGTTGCCTCTTTCGGCACTAGAACCGTCTCCCCGCCCCCAGGCTGGCTGGCGCTCTCCAATTCGCGGATGCGGGCGATCAGGGCGCCGATCTCAGAAATAGGCATGTCGATGCTGTCCTTTCCGATGCCGTGCGCGCCAGTCATGCGCCACATCAACTCATCCAAATCCAGCTTCTCGCTCATTCTGTTTCTCCCTCTGTGGCGCGGGCGCGCTCCATGCCGATCTTCCTCAGATAGAACGGAGACAGGCTTTGCCAATCGAACTCGTCTTTAAAGTCGCCGCAGTGGTGTTCTCGTGTCGTCAGAACATGGCCCGCTTCGAGTGGCCGATTCACACGCATGCCGAGCATGGCGTACCTCTCTGCCCCTGATACCGGCGCACTCTTGTGACATTGGCCGACGAGCGTATTGACCCGATGCCACCAATCACAGCCGGCGCAGCAAGGCCCATGCTTCGCATAGAAGCGGTCGGCCAGCTCCTGCTCTTGGTCGGGAATATCAGCCACGCTCGCCTCCGTTCTCTTGCTGCTCGCGGGACATGGCGGCGCGTTTGGTAATCTCGGCGTCGATCATGTCGTCGAACTTGTCTGGACGGCGCGGTGTAATGCGGTCGGCCATCAGGACAAGCGGCAGCGTACGGGCCAGTCGATACCGCGCCGCGTCCCGCGCATCGCTATCTTGTGCCGGGGCGGAGAGAATGGCGGCAACCGCCTGCACTATTTCAATGGCAGAAACACAGTCCCAGGCTTGACGATCCATGCCTATACGGCATTCAACTTGCTGTGTTAGTTTCTCCCACTCATCATCCTCATCCGTCACCGCCCCCTGTGCCCGCGTCGCTGCTGGGGCGGTGTATAGTTTCGTTCCGGCATCCACGTCCCGAAGCCAGTGGACTTTGTAGTTACGGCTATAGCTCCCGTTTGTCCATGACTCAATTTCTGCCACAGGCTCTTGATGTTCCTGCGCGGAATCAAACAGCGGTTTCCAGCCTTCCCCATACGGGCGTTCTGGATAGCCATGTATGCGGCGGAATGGGACATAGTTCGGCGGCAACCCTTGGCTATCTTCGCGCGTGTCGATTGTCTCGTCCCGATACCATGCGATCACGCCGGCCGGCCCGCGCGTCTCTGCGCTGTCGGAGGGGGCGGCGAGAGCGCTTTCCGCTTGCACCTTCATGCGATCAAGCACACCCATTTCATGCGTCCAATAGTCGGCAGAAGCCTTGTCGCCTTCCTTCGTGAACTTCGCCCATCGCGTCTGGCAGGCCATGCGCAACGAATTGTGATGCGACACAACATCCTGCAGGCATTCGCGGGCGTCCTCCGTCAGCCCCGCCACCGTGGGCGATGGCGTGGAGGGCGGGGTGGCGAGGATGTCAGCGGCCCATGCGGAAACATGCGCAGCCAAGGCGCTGGTGTTGAACGTGGTCAGCCTCACAAGCTTTTCCAGTTCCTCGACTGGAACCACGAGCGCCGCGCGCGTTTGTTTGTCGGTCGTCATGTTCTCTCACTAGCGTTATGTGTTGCTCGATGACTGAATCATAATCCACTGATATACATATAGCAAGCACTATTTGATCTGGTTCGCCTCAAATCTCCGGCTCGTCTCAAGGGACCGCCAGCACTCAATCCTGACGCGCGCCGACTCGATTAGCCATCGCAGCTTTTCTTCTTCCTCTGTCGCCACACGAAGGCCGTCCAGCAGTTGGATGTACTCAGGATCTGCCAAGGCTTCGCGCTCTTGTGCGGCGGCGCTAGGATGCTCTTTGGCGTATTGCTTCATCAGGATAGCTTTCTTCGATTTCAAGAAAGATTCCAGATAGACACGATCCGCTTTGGCCTTGGCATACTTCGGCGCTGAATCTCGCATGAAGTCCAGCGCACGGAAAATCGAGATCTCGCCTTCTTCGCTCAGGGCCATGCCGTCACCTTGATTTCAGCCGCTTCCTTTGCCAGCGCCGCGATATGTGCGGCCATCGATTCCAGGTAAGCGATATCCTCGCGCATTTCCTGGAAGACGCCGTTATCCAATGTTCCCTCCTGGATCGCCTTCAGCGCGTAGGCATGGCGGTTGCGTAGCGTTTCGCATGTCTTGGCGAAATCTACTAGCAGGGATTTATATTCGGCCCGGATCGTAGCGTAAGCTCCCCGGGCCAAGAGGATTTCTTGAGGCGTATCCTGCATGGCCCATCTCCTTTATTCTGTAAGTCAGAATGGGATATCGTCGTCAATATCCTCAAAGCGTGGTTCTTGCATAGCGGCTGGCCTACCACGCCCACGCGAAGTCTGCGTCTGCTGCGTCGGATGCTCATCTACCCGCTTGCCCAGCGCCAGAGAAAGAATCTCGCCTTTAGCTGTCTGCTTCCACCATCCCGACAAATAGTAATCAACGCCGTCTACGTTGATCTTGCCTTGCATGTCGGGATGCTTGTCCGATTGCTTTCGGTCATTGACGAACAATGCGCCACGGTTCGAATTATCGTATTGCTGGCTCATGCTTGGCTCCCAAGAAGTACGGCCTTTCGGTCAGCGCATGCCATAGTGACTTTTTCCATCTGTTGTTCGTTTGCTCCTGCGTTCTGTGCTTGCCGCCACAGGTTTTGGAGCGCCTTCTCTGCCGTAGCTACGCCGATGTAATCCAGGATCGTCCGGATTTCTTCTTCTGAGGCGCCTTTCTTCTTCGACTCAGCTTTAGGGGCTGGCTGATGCTCGTAGCTATCTCGCTCAGGATCGTCACCAGTTTCGAGGCAGAACAACTTCAGCATGGCGTACTTGAATGCGTAGCTGATCGCCTTACCTGGCCCCTTATCCTGTGGGTCAATGCCATATCCAAACGACTCAATCTGCACAAAGTCGTTTGGATTATCGATATTGACCAGCTTGACGCAGATAGTCGCCTCCGTCCGGTTTCCATCCTGCGAGTGCTCTTTGACGGTCACAACTGGCATGATTCCAGCCTCAAGCAATGCAGGGCGAATCTTTGCCGTCACTGCGTCATGGCTTACAAAGGTGTACTGATTGTTGACGCGCTTATCCTCTTTCTGCACGTATGAAACTGACTGCATGACTTTCGCCATACGCTGGTAAATGTTATCCATGCTTTCCTCCATCTCCTGTTCTCTCTGAACTGTCTCGTAAAACTCTTGCCCGTCCATATCATCCCTTCCAAGCGAACATCAGGCCCAGCGCCACCATAACCGCTACAGCACCAACGTAAGCCCATGCAGACTCACGTTTGGCCGTATCCAGCTTGGCATATGGGCCGTACTTGCTGGTATCCAGGGTACGTGGCGTGCGGTAATCACTGGGCCGATAGTTTGTGAAGTTCAGCTTCTCGCTCATTCTGTTTCTCCTGGGGTGCGGGCGCGCAGAAATTCGACGCCGACCAGTTGTGCCATGTCATAACCACTCTCGCCATAGCCGCCAATCGACAGTGCGTCTTGCAGTTCCGGGACGTCAACGTCGAGTGTCTTGAAGTGTTCGCCCTCTGCGCCACTGATCCCGTCACGCCATTTCGTCCTAATGATGAATCGCAGCATCACTGTCCTCCCGACTGCTCGCGGGACATGGCGGCGCGGATAGCGTCACGGTCGCAGCCTGCCGAAGTGATGACGCCAATTGCGCGAAGTGCGCTTCCGCCGATGTTGTGCATCAGCCAATCCAGCAACGCTGCATCGTTGCTCTTGTCGCTCTCTGCCGCAGGGCGCGAGTGGACGGCAAGGGCTTCGCGAACATTCTCGATGCGCTTCTTTGTGTGGCCGTCGCCCGCGTGCCAGCGATGACAGGCGCGAAGTAAATCATCGGCCTCCGCCACCGCCACCGCCACCGCGTCGGCCTGTACCTGCTGGGCCCGCGATTTCAGGTCTTCTATTGCCTGCACGATGGGGGCAGCGCCGCCATATGAATCCGGATTCATACCAAGCGCGGCGATGATTTCACCCATGTCGGCGTTCAAGTCATCCCACTGTGCGGCGGTAGGCCCCGCATCGGCCTGTACCTGCTGGGCTCGTGCTTGCCATGCCTTCCACATGAGATTGGCGAATTGCCCAGCAAACGGATGCCCCTCGCAGCCACGAATCCATGCCTCAAACGCCTCGCGCTCATCCTGCTGCGCCGATGTCTTATAGCTCATTCAATCCTCCAAATGTAGTTAAAGTAAGCCGGGTCGCAGAAACCATCATGGCTAAAGTGGCAAGCCTGATACATAGGATCATCAAACCCTTTGCCAGGCAGCATGTTTAGCTCTATCTTGCGCCCGAAGTCGTCAATGACATCCAGGATCTGCGGAGCACTAAAGCTGAAAAAGTGGCTGAGTACCATCAGTAATCCTCCCGGTACGTCGCCGCTTCGATCACTTCGTCGCGGTACATTTCTTCCATTGCCTCGACCCACTTCGTAGGCCAGAGGCTAATGTCATACGATCCGCCAATCAAGCCCACGCTGGTAAGACTTACTTCGTCAGGCTCCCCCGGATATCCAGGATCGCCATTGCTCAGGTAGCGAACTTCCTGATAGCCCCTCGTGTACTCAAAGGTAAGTTGCAGCATCAGTCCGTCATCGCATTCATGCTCAATCTTTACCAGCATTTCCCATCTCCTAAAGTGTTGCTGCGATGTACGTACTGTATAGCATCGAAACGTAAGATGCAAGCAACTTTTTGCTTGTGCGCAGGAAATCTTTTGCCTATACTTAATCCATCGACAAACACATGGAGAGATCGATGCGAGACGTAGAGAACATCAAGGCGTGGCTACAGAAGAACAAAGGGCATTGGTCTTACATTGCAAAGGAAGCGGGGATTAGCGCCAGAACTATCTACAACATCATGAACGCAGAAACGCCAACTGTTACGACGCGGATTCTTCGCAAGTTGATGGAGGTAAAAAAAGAATGGAAATGACCCGAATGGACATTGAACTCAAGGGCGCTGAATATGAGCGCGCCCGCAAATGGCGTGAAATCTGGCGCGATATGCCTTTTATCCAGTTCCCGACAGACTGGCAGGTGGCCATCTGTCCGCCGTTTGGGGGCGCCACAGCACGATTCCGTGTGAAGTTGCCTGATGGTCGAACCAAATCAATCTATGCGGATCATTACGGGCGCCTAGGGTGCTATGGGCATCCGGAAGAAGTGCCTTATTGGGAGGTCTACCCATGTGGCGATGATGTTGGTCGATGTGATCTTGCGGATATTCCACAACTTTTGAAGTTGATCGAGTCAGACGGAGATCTCGAATGACCAACCGTGAGCTACAAGTAGTAGCAGTCCTTCTGGCGCTGTCTGCGCTGTGCTTTTACTGGGGTGTGTGATGACCAAAAATCAGCAAGAAGCAATAGAGCGTGCCTGCGGGCATGAGAACCTTTTGGTGGAGTTGGTTGCCGCATTGCGCGCTTATACCGACTATACGCAAGCAGGGATTGAGATGGGAGAAGCATCGCTAACAGAGCGAGCGATCATGCACGAGGCCATCGCAGTCCTCGCACGCGCCACATCTCAGGATGTCAAGTAGGGAAAGAATTTGTTGCATGCGGCGATCTGGCGCTGCACATGAAGGGGAAATTAAGTAAAATGTGCTCTGTGTACTTGCAAGAAGTACATGCCGTAGAGCCCCAGGTGGTTTGGTCGCCGCTTGGATAACGCTAAACCTAAGTGCATCCAAAGAGGGGAGCTGACGCCGCAAGGCCCAGCGCCCTGAACTCAGGCAGGGAGACCAGCCCCTCTCTTTGGATGCCGGGATCGTAGGGAAAAATCAAAATGAGTAGTAACCCGGGATACGTGTATGTAGCCATCAATGGCTATATGCCCGATCTAGTAAAGATCGGCTGCACTTCAAAAAATCCACATGTTCGTGCTTCTGAACTGAGTACACCGACTGGTGTGCCAGGTGGGTATGACATTGTTGGCTATCTTTTCTCTCCGCATTACAAAGAGATCGAAAAGCTACTTCACCTACAACTAATGGATGATTGGTGGGTTGGGAAAGAGTTTTTCGGCATGTCTCCGTATGAGGCTCTAAGTGCTCTTGCCAACTACGGGTTTGTTTGCTCGCTATTGGCTAACGGGGTATTTAAGAAATGAGCCATCTACTGATCAATGAGCCGCCCCTCATGATCTTGCCTCAACTTGCTGTACGGATTGGTCTGAACGAAGCAATCATCCTGCAGCAAATCCACTACTGGACTCGGGATAACAGGCATGTAATCGATGGGCTGTCGTGGACGTACAACACGGTGGAGGAATGGAATGCTCAATTTCCGTTCTGGTCTAGTTCCACCATCCGCCGAACGGTTGATTCTCTTATAGATCAAGGATTTGTAGTCAAAAGGAAGCTTTCGCAGAACAAGTTTGATGCGACACTTTGGTATGCGATTGACCGTGGTTCGTTGGCGTCTACTGGTGAGCAAATCGATCTGCTCAATTTGAGCAAATCGGATAGTCAAAATGAGCAAATCAGATCTGCTCAGAATGAGCAAATCACTAGTACTAAGACTACAACTAAGACTACAACTAAGACTGACAAGGGGACCCACCTACCAGAAGACTGGATTCCTTCGGATGAAGATATTGAATTCTGCAAGCAAGAGAGGCCCGATCTAGACCCTGAGAAGGTGTCAGAAGAATTCCGGGATTACTGGATTGCAAAGCCAGGTAAGGAAGGTCGTAAGACCAACTGGTCGGCAACGTGGCGAAACTGGGTGAGGCGGCAACGTCAACAAGACGTGAAGCCTGAAATCAAACCGAAGGAGCAAGCATGGTGGGCATCGGATCAAGGAATTTTGGCAAAGGCAGCGCAGATCGGTCTGACGCCCCGAAGCGGGGAATCCTGGCACGCCCTGAAAGGGCGGATCAATCAGCGGCTGGGCCAGTGACTGACCAGAAGACGCAATGGACCTGCTATGCCTATGGTTGCCCAATGCATGCAAGCGTCAAAATCGGTGGCGACGAATGGACGTGCGCTATTCATGGCATGGCTGGTGTTGCAGACTGGCAGGAGATTACTGCGAAGCTGAATGAACGAAAGGCTATCGTCCGGTATTTCCAGCATGCTTTGAAGATGGACCCGTTCAAGTTCTCTCACGAAGGGTCTGCCGATAGGGCTGCGGAGGCTTTAAACCGCATTGGGAGGCCCGATCTCGCCCCGCGAGCCATCACCCTACATCACAAGACCCGCGACAAGGTCACAGGGGCGGAAATCGTCCTGGAGGTGCAGAAGGATGAAAGGCAATCCTTGCCGCTTTGGATTGCACGCCTCCATGCGACTCTTGCGCGGGAATGCGCGGGGTCGGGGCGGAAGGATGAGGCAAAGAAAGGCGATACTTGGGCTAATGCTGCTGGATTAGTGGGGTATGGAAATGACAGCCGGTGACTATCTGCAAGAGCTATACGAGCGCCGTCAGCAAGCATTCAGCCTGGTAACGAGAGACATGACAGTTCGCGAGGCTGCGACGCTAACGAACCTATCTATCGCTCAGGTGTTGCGTATCCGCAACGGCTGGCCGATGTGTGAGCGTAGGGCTCGACAGATTGAAAGCGCGTTCGGGTTGAAATATGGGAGTCTCGATGCGTAGAGCGGCAAAAGTAGATCGCAACCAAAATGAGATTGTCGATGCGCTCCGAAAGATCGGAGCTTCGGTCCAGCCTTTACATGCCGTGGGCCAAGGTTGCCCGGACATTCTTGTCGGGTGGCGCGGAATGAACACAGTGCTGGAGATTAAGGACGGTTCCAAGCCGCCTAGCGCCCGCAAGCTGACGCCGGATCAGGTTGAATGGCATGAGGCGTGGCGTGGCCAGGTAACGGTGGTTGAGACTGTGGAACAGGCCATAGAGGCCGTAACAAGGTAAGGAGCGGGAAATGACACAAGCAGATGCAATCCAAATGCTTGACCAGCTTGACGCTAAACAGCGGTCTTTCCGGGCGCTGTCAGACGATGTGCATGAAGAGGCGGATCGTATTCTTCTTGATTTTCTGCGGGCAAACTTTGCGGGAAAGGTAGCAGAAGCATACGAAGCTGCGCGGGATCGGGTAGGGTTCTGGTACGCCTAGGAGGGGATATGTGGATTAGCACGAAAGATCGATTGCCAAAAGATGGGCAAGAAGTATGGATATGCATCGAAACGCACTATGTAAATGCGCCTGTCATGAAAAATGTAATGGAATCTGTTTACAACGGGCACACCTTTACTGATCCAACTAGTGGATGGCCACCACAAACTTTCCACTGGCCCACTCACTGGATGCTGAAAAGTAGTAAACCGAGGGCGCCGAAGTGAACGCCGAAACCTGGATGATCGCTTACACCTGCGCACTGTTTGTAGTGGTGGCGGCGATCACTTACTTATTTTTCTGGAGATGAGGGATGGAACAAACGCTACAAGAACGCCTGATGGAAACCTACAACTGGCTCTGCGCGACCAGGGGCGTAAAGAAAGCCAGCGTAAAGCTAGACCAGGATGAGATGCTAGACATCCTCTGCGCGCTGAACTACGTCAAGGCAACGAAATTTGTTGAGAAACTAGTTGACGAAGCATAATCGATAGTAAATAATATATTCGTCTGGTGTGGCAGCCAGGTGAAGTATTAATGGGATAGGCGAGACTAAAGCTCGCAGTGTTTAGAGAAAGTGGAAGTGCATCGTGGACTACTATCCCGGAAAACGATGCCCGTCCCGCCAGACGGCCACTTTCCCTACGCATTGCGAGCTTTTTTGCATTCTGGCTGCCCACTAAATCGTGACCTTCGCGTAAGTAGTGAGCTTGCATCGGCTGCCAAGGAGAAAAGACCGGCCCTGTTACACCACAGGCGACGCCGATCCAGACTTGGCGTAGGTATTGGATGTAGCTATCAGATTCATGGGTGAGACAAGCCTGGTAGCGAAGTGAATACGCCCCTCTTGGGCACTTGGTTTCTTACTGGCAGTACAGGTAGGAAATGGAGAATGGGTGAAGGCTTATCACCCTTGGGCAGGGTATCGACTAAGGAGATGGGATATGGACAAGAAAACCGCTTTTGAAGCTTGGTATTTCAAAGAAATGGGCATCGAACCAACTTATGAACGCGGATCTCTTTCAGAAGAACAGTTCGATGTTTGGCGAACAGCATGGGATTTGTCCAGGAAAAAGGCATTGGAAGATGCACTTCTAGTGGCTGAACATGCAGAAAGTTCCAGAGACATCATGGACCATCTGAAGGATATGAAAGCATGATTCTGCTGATCTGGTGGATGCCGTACTACATATGGTTTAGGGGGATTTGAGATGGAAGAACTAAAACTGATCATGCAGACGCTAGCAGGGCTGGGTGAGACTGCTAAAGAGGGATTCATTTGGTGGCTGGTGATCGATAAGCTGGTGCCATCTGTGGTTTTGCTGACATTCATCGGATCTCTTGTGGGGTTGCTGGCTTATATTGCGCGGCGTGCATTTGGAGGCGCTCAGTCTGATCGAGAGCTGGAGCGCGAGAAAAACGATGCGATTATGGCTATTCGAACAATTCGTGGGATTCTCGGAGTCTATGCATATCCAAGCCAGCTCATGGATTGCAATGTCTATGACAGCAATGATATGAAGACGACTATCGATGCTGTGCGAACCGTAAAAAGCGCCGCAAATGCAAAGCAAGAACAAGCCTAAGCCGACCGTGGCAGAACAAGCCCATATCCTGCGCATCAAGGAAATGGATTGCGGCTGCTGCGGGGCTTCTGGACCGTCTGACGCGCATGAGCTAAACCAGGGCCAGTGGTTTACGTCCATTCCGCTCTGCAAGGACTGCCATCAAGGGAGTTTCAACGGAGTCCACGGCCAGCAGCGCATGTGGAAGGTTTTGAAAAAGGATGAGTTGTCAGTTCTAAATGACACTATCCGGATATTGATGGCTAGTATATAATCGTTAGCATGACGACATATGCAGACATCATGATCCAGATTAAGGACTTGGAAGATCAAGCGGCGGTTGCTTGGAAGACTGAGCGGACATCGGCTCTGGAACGAGCTAAGAGCTTGGTCGCGGAGTTCAGGCTGACGCCGAAAGAGCTATTTCCAGGTGCCAAGCGATATGTAATCCCGGTGAAATATCGAGATGGCCAGAATACATGGACTGGTCGCGGGAAAATGCCATTGTGGCTTCGTTCCAAGGTAGAATCGGGTATTGCGCTAGATACTTTCAAGGTCTGACATGCAAACCGTAGCCTCGCTGGAACTTCCGACCGATAGCACGCTCACAGTCACGATGACTATGACTGTAGACGAATGGTCCAAAATGAGGGACGACATTCAAAGTCTATTGACGGTATCTATCCCTCTGGCGGAAATGGCCCTACAATTGGACGGGATCATTCAGAAAGCACAAGCGAGGCTGTGATGGGTGTATATGATGAAGCAAAAAAAGCAGTGAATCAGCTTAACAAGCAGGTAGAAGATGCTGAATGGCTGAAGAGAGCAGAAGAAGCAAAAGAAGAAGGCTACGCAAATGAGAGTGAGGTAGCGGAGCTTTTTGAAAAGCTTGAGCGCCTACCTCTGGCATAGGAGCAATCATGGCGACTAAAGACGTAGCGGAAATGACGGCCCAGGTGCTGGCGCATCTGAAGACTGGCCATCAGTGCAATTCGTATCCGATGCCTGGCACGAACTTCACCAAGGAAAAGATGGATGCCAGCAAGGCGGCGGGTGTTGGCAAAGAGCCGCGCAAATTCACGCAAGGTCGCGGTACATATCGTGGGCTGGTGAAATAATGCCGCTCAAGTCCGGATCTAGCGAGAAAGTAGTCTCGGAGAACATTAAGACCGAGATGAAAGAGGGAAAAAAACCTCAGAAGCAAGCCGTGGCCATCGCATTGAGTAAGGCGCGAGAATCGAAAGGTGGGAAGAAGAAATACCCTCTCCCACCTAGCCGCTTCCAGAAAGATACTGACGGCAACGGGGACAAATAAGGACAAACATGCCTGCACAAGACCCTAGCGTATATACGGACTGCGGAATCTCTGGCCTTCTGGCAATCGAGCTTGCAGCGCAAGTAACGGCAGGCGTGGGAAACGCGCCGCGTCTTCTTGGTGCTGGCGTTCCGGCAATCAACGCAAATGCAACGGCCGCCCTAATTACTGGCGGGACGTATGATCCGCTAACGCTGGTAACGGCAACGAATCAGTAAGGCAGTGCCATCCCCCTCTTAGCCACCTTCGGGTGGCTTTTTTATTAGGAGTGAAAACTTTACAAAGTGGCCTCCATCTAATCCAAAACAACAAGGACGAGCCATGCTAGAAGCATTCGATGTCGTTGCAGACAACCAGGGCGTTTTATTTTCGCCAGCGTCATGTACGCACACATACTCATACACCAGCGATGGAAATTTGCAGACAGACACATGCATTGATTTATATAGCAGGACGCGAGTGCAAACATACACATACACGAATGGAAGACTAACGGCGGTCAGCGCCTGGGTGCAGCAATGAGCATGCTTACTGATGCATTGATTACGCGGGTATTTAGCCGGCTGATGACCGATAAGAACGGCGCATCGGCGAGGCTTAGGGTAGATCCTGGTCAGACGGGATTTTTTGCGGGGAAGATGTTTCGAAGCTACATCGAATCCGTAATCCCTGTAGCTGGGCCAAGCATTCAGTTTAAGTTTGTCAGCCCGATAGATTTTATTCTTTGGGAGCAACGCCTAACCCTGACCCAAGGCGCGCTGAGATTTGAGATTTACACTGGAGCTACGGATTCAGGAGGCTGGACAACGAATCTTCCGATCATCGGTGTCAATCGCATGTCTGAGCGGCCAACGCCTTTTTATGCATCCCAAATAACGATCCAAACAGGCGGAAATTTCACAGGCGGAACGCAAGTCGATGAAATGATTGTCCGATGCGGGACAAATCAAGGAAATCAGTCCAGCACAAACGCAGGAGCGGAAAGCTCTGAGCGTGGCCTACCAGCGGGGACATATTTTGGCAGATTCAGCACGCTAACAGGCGGGGTAACACCTGTGGATGCCGCGCAAATGCTTTACACGCTCTTGTGGGAAGAACGTGCGTAATAGTATATAATCGTAGTTACTCGAAAACTCGGGATTACGAAAATGGTAATGTTCATTGGTGGATTAGTAGAAGTGGCTGCACATCCATGCCGTCAGCAAGAAGAAAAGAAGGTGCAAGATGCAAAGGAAGCCCCTCATATTCAGCCAATTCATACAAAAGTCGGGATGTCGCCAGAAGAGCAGGACAAATTCCAACTTTCTCAGCATGAAGACCGCATCCATATATTAGAAGCGAAGGTTCGAATGCTGCAATCGCTGGTAGATCAACTACGCGGAATCCCAGGAGCAGGCGGCCCCATCACGCACAACTACAGCGTTCTCCCTACATACGATAGGGGCTACCACTCGCAAGTGGTAGGCCAGCAACAAGACCGCAACGCCCAGTCTGAAGATATGCAGCAGCCCATGGGATGGAGTGGCTATTTCGGCGATGCTGGCGCGCCTCTCAAGTAAATTATTAGCCACAATCTATCTAAAGTAGAGGGTAATAGACATGGCTAATGGCATCAAGACTGGCGGACGAAAGAAGGGTACGCCAAACAAGACCACAGCACAGGTAAAGCAGGCGCTGCTAGAAGCTTTTGAAGAGCTTGGTGGCGTTCCGTCGCTTGTCACGTGGGGCATGGATAATCCGACCGCGTTTTATCAGCTATGGGCCAAGCTGGCGCCAATTGAGGCAAAGATTGAGGCGGAGCATTCGGGCGAAGTAGGGCTAACCGTGCAGATTCTTAGGTTGGGAGATGGGGAATGATGGTGCTATTTGGCTGGACTGGGGATCAGTTCATAAAAGCTGCCGGGTACTATAACCAATGCAACAAGACAGATCTGGATGGCCTGAAGGCATTTGAATCGGCCCTAATCAGCAATGGCAGTGATATGGAGGATGCAAAATCGATTTTTGCATTCTGGAGGTCGAGACGCGCTGACAATCCCGGCGAGATTTCGATTGTAATTCCATGACCTACACCGAGATCATACACAAATACGGCCAGCACGCATGCGGCAAGCCTGCGTTCCTAGTGCGCAAGGACAAGCTGATGCGCGGCGAGCCATTGTTATCGCTGCATGCGCTGACGCTTGAGGGTGAGGCTATCGAGCCAGGATCGGCTTGTGTGTGTGGGTCGTGCGGGTATGCAATGCATCCATGGTTGGTAGCTGGGGTGGATAGGGAGATTTGATGATTGATTGGCACAGCAAGGAAATGGCCGCTTTGAGTGAGTGGCGCGAACTTAAGATGTCGTCAAAACGGTTCTATGATTTCATGTATTCAATCCATTGCTTCTATCCTTTGCCAAAAGATCATCCGCTCGCGCAACAAAATGAAGAAGCTGCGCGGGTCGGCGAGCAACAAAATTGCGGGGAGAGGGAATGAACTCATATGAAATGATTGCCGATCACTATCTTGTAGTCGGTGGCCCATCGCTGATTGCATTTCAAGGTACGCCCGAAGATGTTGACCACAAGCGATTCCTGATGGGCAGACGTGACGTGACAACGGATGATTACGGAAATCTCCATGTCATCGCTTCTCATCAGCCTAGGATCTTCGGCAAATGGCATTACTGGATGTCTGGCATTGATGAAATGGAATCTGGTCCATTCACCTGGTATCCGGAGTTCCACTAATGAAGCCACATATCACGCGGTTGTCTCCTTATTGCTGGCGCATGAGTAATTGGCTAGATCGTGAGACTGGCGATCCAATGATTGCTCAATACAATGGCATCTGGCCGATGGCGCGTCGTTACTTCCGACATATTTGGCACGAAAGGGCGATGCGTTGACGGTAATTCAGCTCCCGAACAACTGGCGTCCGCGCCCATACCAGCGCAAGGTCTGGAAGTATTGGGAGGATGGTGGCAAGCAGGCAAACCTAATCTGGCATCGCCGCGCGGGCAAGGACGAAATCTGCCTCCACCGCACCGCTGTCGCGATGTTTGAGCGCCCAGGTACGTACTGGCATATGCTTCCAGAAGCGGCCCATGCGCGCAAGGCAATCTGGACGGCTGTTAATCCTCATACTGGCAAAAGGCGAATCGATGAAGCGTTTCCGATGGCTCTGCGCAAGACTACTCGTGAGCAGGAAATGTTTATCGAGATGGTTAATGGATCGACATGGCAGGTGGGTGGTTCTGACCGCTATAACAGCCTTGTTGGCTCATCTCCTGCTGGTGTGGTTTTCTCTGAGTGGGCACTAGCTAATCCTGCTGCATGGGGTTACGTGCGGCCAATGCTCCTGGAAAACGGTGGCTGGTCCATTTTCATTACTACGCCGCGAGGGCATAATCACGCCGAGACAATGCATAAGGTGGCCAAGCAAACGCCTGGTGCATTTGCGCAGATCCTGACAGCAGACAAGACCGGCGTATTTACGCCTGAGCAACTACAGCAAGAGCGTGCGGCCCTGATTGGTGAGCATGGCGAAGATTTCGGCCAATCTCTGTTCGATCAAGAATATTTCTGCTCATTCGATGCTGCAATTCTCGGCTCATACTATGGAGCATGGATCACCAAGCTAAAGGCTGAAGGGAGATTCCGGAATGTACCTATCGACCACAACTTGCCTGTGCATACTGCTTGGGATTTGGGCCACACGGACGACACTTCCATCTGGTTCTATCAAGTCCCTTATGGTGAAGTGCATTTCGTGGATTGTTATTCTGCTAGTGGCTTTGGTATCGACCATTATCTTGATTATGTGGATAGCTGGCGACAGAGGACAGGCGCAAAGCTCGGCCACTTCTATCTCCCGCACGATGCCAAAGCCAAAACCTTCGCCTCCGGTGGGAAATCAACGGAAGAGCAATTCGCTAAAGCTTACGGGTGGGGAAACATAAGGATCGTGCCTTCACTATCGATACAGGATGGTATTCAGGCAACCCGTGAAATGCTCACTAGGTCGTATTTTGATCTAGAATGCGAAGATGGATTAGAGGCTGTTGCGCAATATTGTCGGGAATGGGACGATAATAAGAAGTGCTTTCGTGAATCTCCTTTGCATAACTGGACTAGCCATTACGCAGACGGGCTTCGTATGGCAGCAGTAGCGTACCGGGAAGAAGCCAAGACACAGCCTAAGCCAGATCCTAAATTCCCGATGCAGCAGTCGATTAACGATCTGATTGCGGCGCAACGAAAGAAGCGGCTATCTTTGGAATCGTAATGCCTACGCTGACAGAGCAGGTACAGACTAATATCAGGGCGCTAACCAGTACCACAGGAATGTGGGTGGAAGACTGGCATGCGCTATTTGATTTGCGGGCAATTCTGAAGGGGCAGTTTTCGGAACGTCTGATCGCATACTACATTGCAAATAATCCAGGGCAGAATCCAAACGCTGCGGCTGCTTTGAATTATTATCTGCTCAATCCTAGCGCCATCGTGTGAAATAAATGACAACCACTGACGCAACTGTAAATAGCGCCACGTCTCCCCTAGACTTTGGCCGTGGCCCTGTCGGTGAAGTCCGGCGTTGGGCGACCGAGATTCAACTAGCTGAAAGCCAGTTCAAGAAATGGCGCGATCAGTCAAAGAAGAACTGGGATCGATATCGGGCGCGAGACAAGCGAAAGAACAGCTATAATAGTCTCTACGCAAACACATCTATTATCTTCCCGGCTGTCTATAACACGCCGCCCGTCCCTGACGTTCGCAAGCGTTGGGATAAGAAGGATGATCTCGGCAAATGTGTATCTGAGGTTCTATCCCGCGCGATTGAGTTCAATCTAGATACTACGAACTTTGACCGGCAAATCCGTATGGATGTGCTGGATATGCTCATTTGTGCGCGTGGCGTATCTCGTATTCGGTATATCCCGAATATGGTCCAGGTTGGCGATATTCAGGAAATCGGGGATGACGATGACGAAACTGAACTGACGCATGAGGCGCAGCAGGGAGAATCTTTCGAAGAACTGGAATGGGAAACCGCGCCTGCCGAGCATGTCCAATGGGATGAATGGCTGCATGGCCCTGGTAAAACCTGGGATTCGATTCCTTGGGTCGCGTTCATGCATCGTCTTACCCGAGCTGAATTGGTGGATCGTTTTGGCGAGGAAATCGGTTCGCAGGTGCCGCTTGATTCTGGCCCTCCTGCTGATGACGCCAAAAAGAGCCCTGACGACCAGTCCTATGATCTATTCCGTACTGCGATGGTATGGGAGATTTGGGACAAGGAAGAGCGCAAGGTCAAATGGATCAACCTGCAATATCGGTTTGGCCCGCTGAAAACGGAAGACGATCCTTACGGATTCGACAACTTTTTCCCGATTCCTGAGCCGCTTATTGCGATTGTTGATAGTGATATCCAGTCGCCGCCCAGCCTGTTTGAGCAATACCAGGAGCAGGCGGACGAACTGGACCGGATCTCGGGCCGGATTAATCGCATCGTCAACGCTATCAAGGCTCGTGCTGTCTATGACCCGGCGCTAGGCACGGTTATCTCTGAACTGTTCCGGGGCGAAGATAACGACCTGATCCCTGCGGCTGATAGTATTCGTCAGCTTCAGGAGCAAGGTGGTTTAGCTAATGCCATCTGGTTCCCGCCGATTCAACAGATGGTTGCGACGGTTTCCGGGCTGTATGAGGCGCGGGAACAGTGCAAGGCAGTCATCTACGAACTGTCCGGCATCTCCGACATCATGCGCGGCTCTACGGATGCTTCGGAGACGCTTGGTGCGCAGAACCTGAAAGTTGCCTTTGGCAAGGGTCGTGTGTCGGATATGCAGCGCAATGTGCAGCGTTATATCCGCGACCTGATCCGCATGCAGGCTTTGGTGATTGGTAAGAAGTTCGAGATTTCGACGCTGCGGGAGATGACGCAATACCAGGCGCCGACGAATGCAGAATATCAGGCGTCTGTCGCGCCGATGATCGCCCAATACCAGCAGCAAGCCATGATGGCCATGATGCAAGGCCAGCCATCCCCGCCGCCTCCGCAACTTCCCCCGAAGCCTACGACATGGGAAGACATCGATGCTGTGCTGAAGTCGGATCAGACTCGCACTTTCCGTATCGATATTGAAACCGATTCGACTATTGCCGCAACGCAGCAAGAGGACGTGGAGCAACTGACGCAGGGTATGGCGGCTGTGACGGCGATTATCGAAAAGCTCTGGCCGATGGTACAGCAGGGCGTTTTGCCGTTCGACGCCGCCAAAGAAATCGCCATGACCACGGCCCGCAAGTTCAAGCTTGGTGCAGGCCTAGAGGATGCTCTGGAGCAGATGAAGGCTCCAGAGCCGCCACAAGACCCGAATGCAGGAAAGATTCAAGGCGAGATTCAAAAGGCACAGATGAGCGCGCAAGTGGATCTGCAAAAGCACCAGCAGACATTGCAAGCCAATGCACAAGCGCATCAGCAAGATATCCAAGCTGATATGCAAATGGCGCAATTCCAGGCGCAGATGGATCAGCAGACCGAAGCCTGGCGGCAGGAAGTTCAGGCTCGTGAGAACGCCCATCAGCAACAATTGGAGATCCAGCGGGACGCATATCAGCAACAGATGGATATGCAACTGCAAGCCTTCAAGGAACAGGCAGCCGCCGACCGTGAAGCCATGAAGGGTGAATTGCAGGTTCTGCTGACAGCCATGAATAACGCTCGTGCTGTGGAAGTCGCGGAAATCAGAGCGGACACCACATTGCAAGCATCTCAAATCAGCGCAGCAAATCAAGCTTCGGAGCCTTAATAATGCCTCTATATACTTTTCAATGCCCTTGTTGCGGAAAGTTTGAAAGCGTTTTTCGGAAAATTGAAGATCGCTTTGATAGGCCGAATTGCCCGAAGGGATGCATGGTCATCGGGGATAATCCGCATCCTGTTGAAATGCGCCGATGCATTGAGGCTCCTGCCGTACAAGCCGATATTGGCGGGTATCAGTCTCCTATCGACG